CAAATCTAGAACAAAGCTCCCCCTAGCTAAACCACGCAAATCTAGAACAATACAAAGCTTTCACCGCTCTCACCATTACCCGCCACATAACCCGAACAATACAACGCTTTACCCAGCCCCAGAAGCCTAGAACAAAAACTTGACATTGTTAGCTTATTGTGGTATACTGGACGAAGTCCAGTCGGGCAAAACTTATCCACCGCTTTATCAACCAACCAAGAACAAACTAACAGCAAGTAAGAATGTTCCAAACGAAAGGAAGCAAACCATGCAAGACATCAGCCAATGGAGTAAATACAAAGAAGACATCAAGTCTTCCACAACCCTCGGGAATATCCTAGACGCATTTGAAGATCCGCTATACAAGGGCGGACTCATGACCGACTACGAAGTCATCGAGGTTATCAAAGCAATCGTAGCTAAGTCCACACCCCCTGAGCCAAACACTATTGACGCCAACACAGGGCTACGATACACAGAAACCAACTAAGGGGAAAACGATGAAGATATGTATGAGATGCGGGGCATCAGTAAGCAAGGGCAGATCCGCCTTGGGTTACAAGTATTGCCTAGCCTGTGGAGATATCGAAGCCCAAGCCAAAAGCCTAAGCAGAACAATCGCCCCGATCAACAAATCCAACTATATGCTCATCACCGACCTTGAGCTACTAAAGCAACTTAACCCAAAGAGGACAACATGACACGCACACTATTTGCCGCACCACTAAACAAGGGGATACCATCGGACGCCTTCCTGCGGGGCAACGACTTTCTCCAAAAACTAAGGGAAGCACCGACCGTGGAACAAAAGAGAGCGTTAGTCGCCGAGAGCAATCCGTACCTGTATGTGTTCGGGGAGAAGCTGGAGGTGGCTTATGAACAGTAAAGATCCGCCAGTCGAGGATAGCGTAATCAACATCGCCCTATTAAAAAGCTGGAACTATATCGAGGAATACAACTCCGCAACAGGTACGATCGAGGAACGCCACGGGGGTAGGTTTCTAAAGCAGGGCTATGTCGATGGGTTCTTGGCAGGGTTTAACTACAAATTTACAGGAGATACAGAATGAAAACGCACTACAAGGGGCAACGCATTAGCGAATTGCTCGAGCTGATAACGGAGATGGAGGGACGCCTTAAGCTATTAACAGCAGACTCCGACCCATTCTCGCTTGCACAGTATGAAGAAGTAGCACAGGGCTATACCTCGCTTGCCCTCGCAAAAGCGAAGTTAACTGCATTACAGAAGGAGAAGCTGTGAGTAAATTAAAGCAGATGCAACTGAACATAGCACACCTAATAGATAACCTAGAGGATCAGGAGGCATTGGTGCGTATGTATTTAGATGTAAAAACTGGTGGGGCAAAAGCTATGCTTGACGCAAAAAACACCAAAACCATCGTTGACCTCAAACGCATTTATGGGGAAAAGATGGACGAGGCAGTAAATATTTTTATAGACATGGAACGGAACAATCTAACAGATGGTAGGGATGTTCCAACCGAAACTAACCAAGAAAGCGAGTGTGGCAAATGACAACATGGACATTGCAGGACTTATCTACCCCCGAGGAAGATGAGGCTTTTAAAAAGCTGACCGAGGAACAAGAGCAACAGGACAAAGAACCAAGAAGCTTTTGGAATCACCGCTTAGTTCGTATGCCTGACGATGGGCTTGATGGGGATTGGCTCGAGATCCAAGAAGTTTATTACAACGACAAGGGTGAGCCATGTGGGTACTGCAACGCTACTGTTGGTAGCGAAACGATAGAGGGTGTTGCTCTGCAAGTGGAGAGATTTGCCGAGTGCCTTAAATTACCTATCCTCAACGCTACTACCGACTTTGACAACAAATGGGACGAAGACTATGCCAAAGAATACTAAAAAGAAAGCGGTAAAGACGCTTTACCTAGGGGAAACAGACCCTGCTCAGTTTATATGGAGTAATAAAACGCACCGCTCAGCAAGCGAGGCTTTTAGAGACGCCGACTACGCTATAGCAATACAACGGCATAAGTCTGAGTGGGACGACTGCGTAGAGTTTTTAGGTGGGTTGGTGTGGATAGCACCTGCCATTGGGTTTCTTGTTTATATCTGTTATTTAATTCTAAAGGAGATTTAATATGTCATGGGGATTTGGAAATACCGCAGGGGTCAAGCAACTTGCTAGCTACGAGCAAGCCAAGATTAAGTTTGACAACACAACGCCAATCAGGGGTAGGAAGGAAGAGTGTCGCCCCTTGGGTTCGCAACGGCAACATAGCGACCGCACTATCAAGAAGAATTGGAGATCCGTCGATGATGGCGGTGTGGGTCAATGGGTTGTCACTTACTCTGCCAATGTGTGGGGTAAGGATAGGGTCGAGTGGTTTCCCGACGGCAGTATTTGGGTAGGAACTGGCGGGTATTCTAACCCCACGATCAACTCAACGGTCAACTATTCGATCTCGGACACCTACGGAGAAATCTATTCGTTCAACGGCAAGCCTTACTTTAAAACCAAGGACGGCAAGTCTTATATCATGACCCACGAGGGATTGATGTTAGAGCCAACAGGCGAGGGGAAGTCTGAATACGGCGGAGTCATGGCTAGAGTAATGCGACCGACTAACCCGAAGCAAGAGCACAAGTACAAAGCAAACCGCAGGGCGATGAACGCAGTCCGCAAGCGTTACGCTAAGTTTATTGAGTACGGCATAGCTATGTTCAGTATCGACACTAAGTTACCCGACAAAGACAAGAAAGGTTCAGATTCTTGGTATTACTATAACTTTACTAATCGTGGCTGGAATAAAGAAGCGGCAATACATAACCGTGCTCGTGTGTTTAAGTTAATAGATTCTTTTATTGACTCTGGAGACCTAGAGGTAGCATACCAAGCCGCAACGGAATTGGGTCATGGCTTTGGTTGGATGGGCTGTTGCAATACGAACGACTTTCTCAACGGCTTTACCGAGATAGTCAAGTATAGATTTAAAGACGAAGTTTTCACCGCCGAGCCGATTGAAATTGGCAACGCTTTCTATGACCGCAACGCTAAGTATATTTAATCGCAGTACCCCGAACAATCTAACAACCGTTAGAAAGTTCTCAACAACAACGAAAGGAAGTTCATTATGTCTGAAGTATTTCTAAATAAGTCTGCAACTCTCAAAGAGGCAGAGGATCAAATCGTCGCTCTGGGTAGCAACGGAACAGTACACCTTATGGGCGAGCCCGGGGTTGGCAAAACCGCTATGTTTAAGAACATAGTACGACGCACAGGGTTCAAGGGTATTTATATTGATGTACCCAATGTAGAGCTAGGCGAGCTAGGTATCCCGATCCCCGACCACACAACCAAGACCACGCGTATCTATCCGAATGAGCAATGGGGTTTTCATCTTAATGAGCCATTGGTTATTTTCTGTGACGAGATTACGAAGGGTCATCAGTCTGTGCAGAATATGCTACACCCCATGCTTAACGAGCCACGGCAGATCATGGGCATACCTTTGCATAAAGACACGATCGTTATTACTGCGGGCAACTTCACAAGCGACGGCGTTGGTGACAACATGAGATCACATACTCGCAACCGAGTATCCGTCGTGACTGTAAAGAAACCACACGCAGGCTTTAACCCTGACGGCTCTATTGATGCTGACTCATGGGGTGCATGGGCTGTCGATAATGATGTTGCACCTGAGGTTCTAGCATGGGTAAAGAATAGTCCGCATTGCTTGGCATCTTATCTTGACTCAGCACAGGCTGGCAATAAGTATATCTTCAACCCCAAGGAAGCACAGAAGTCTTTTGTTAGTCCTCGTTCTCTAGTAAGGGCAAGTAATATCCTCAAGGCTCGAGCAGGCATCACTACTAACACGACCATCTGTGCATTGGAAGGTACGATCGGAGCACCTGCCGCTAGGGATCTTATGTCTTTTGTGGAAGTCGCCGACTCCCTCCCAAGTTGGGAGGAGATATGCAAGTCCCCCGCAACGGCTCAAGTTCCGACAAGTCCTGCGGCTCTGTGCCTGCTAGCTTTCTCTGCGGTTCAGCGTGTGGATAGAGAATCTATTGGTAAGTTCTTTGAGTATCTCAAGCGTACACCGAAAGAGTTGCAGTCTGTGTTCTGCTTGACTGGTATGAAGAACGACGAGAAGAAGAAGCTATTCTTGACAAGCCAATCGTTTGTTGATTGGATGCGTACTAATCAGTATTTGTTCTAAGGAGGGTTTATGTTAGGAATACTAACTGTATTTTTTGTGTTAAGTGGTGTGTTTGCATGGGGCGTTATTGCCTATGTTTTAATTAACTTATTGTGGGAGAGTAAATGATGGATGTAAAAGAGAAAGCCGAGCAGTTGGCGGATAAGGTGGGTGACTTACTTACCGAGGAAAAGATAGAACTCGAGGTAGTGTTGTCTGTACTCGTGTCTATGTTAGTGTCAACGGCAATGGGTCAAGCAAACATGACAGGGGTGCAGTTACTCCGCTTGCTTAGCCAAGCAGTAGAGAAGTATGAAGAACATATCAAAGAAATGGAGGAAGATGATGAGCAAGTTATCAGCGGAACAACGCATTGAACGCACTCATGTGCAGTTGATGAAACACAGGAACTTCTGTTTGTTCTCGGGTTTGTTTATGGTGGGCAAGGTATCAGTAGATGATGATACGCCGACTGCTAAGACAAACGGTTTAGATGTTGTCTATGGTCGTGCCTTTGTGGATAGCTTGACTGACAAGGCTTTGGCTTTTGTTATCTTGCATGAGAATATGCACAAGGCATACCGCCACTTGGTTGTGTGGGAGAACTTACATAAGAAAAATGCACAGCTAGCTAACGCTGCTTGCGACTATGTGATTAACTTACAGATCCGTGACTATGATCCTGAGGGTCACGATGTTGAGATGCCAGTCGATGCTGATGGTAATGTGATGGGCTTGATCGATGAAAAGTATCGGGGTATGGATACGGCACAAGTCTTTGCATTGCTATACGAAGAGCACGGCGGTGGCGGAGGTGGTGGCGAGAAAGGCTTTGACGAACACGATTGGGAAGGGGCGAAGGAAGCAACGCCTGAGGAACAGGCAGAGATCGCCAACGAGATCGAGAGAGCATTGCGTCAAGGTTCTATCCTAGCAGGTAAGATGGGCGGTAATGTTTCTAGAGAACTGCAAGACCTCATGACTCCCAAGATTGATTGGAAGGAGGCATTGCGTGACTTTGTTAAGACGACCACTCAAGGCAAGGATCAAACTACATGGCGTCGCTTGCATAAGCGGTATATCGCATCGGACTTAATCATGCCATCATCTTACGATGAAAAGGTAGGGGCAATCCTTGTTGGTATCGACACCTCAGGCTCTATTGGTGGCGAGGAACTGGCGGGATTCTTGTCCGAAGTCAAGTCAATTTGCGACGAAGTCTGTCCCGAAAAGATCGATCTGTTGTATTGGGACACTCGTGTGGCTGGGCATGAAACCTACCAAGGGGCAGAGTTATGCAACCTAGTGGAATCAACGCAAGCCAAAGGCGGGGGCGGTACTGACCCTGACTGCGTACCTGCTTATATGAAGAAAGAGAACCTAGTCCCTGAGTGCGTCATTATGCTCACCGACGGGTATATCAATTCAGATATAGGTAATTGGAGTTCAGTCACCATGCCTACCATGTGGTGCATCAAAGGCAACTCACGCTTTGATAGTAGTTCAGTTGTAGGTAAAGTAGTTCATGTCGAGTAGTTAAACCAACGGAACATTCTAACAAAGCGTTAGGATGTTCCAACAAAGAAAGGTAGTTAATCATGCAAGAGAACAGCATATCAATCGCATCATCAGCCATGTTAGTAGAGTTATCTATTAGTGCGTGGACTGCTCGTAAGCTAGACAAGAAGGTATCCACTCAGGTGGACTTGGATAAACAGACCAAGACAAGGGCAGGCAATTACAACAAGAACCTCTTGGCGGGTACTGGGTTTTTAGATACTATTAACAAGTATGCCGCATCGGCTAGGCATTGGCACTCGACTCAGACTTTACCTTGGTCTGACAATGGGTTGCGTTTATTGCCAATGAGCAACTTCCTAGCTTACAAAGAGAACCTAGTCACGCTTGAGAAAAACTATCAGGCATTGGTGGACAAGTTCATCGTTGCTTATCCTAACCTAGTAAGTGCGGCGGCGTTTCAGCTTGGTGATTTGTTTGATCGTAGCGAGTACCCCGAACCCGAAACAGTAGCTAGGAAGTTTAAGTTCCGAGTTAACTACTTGCCTGTGCCAATGGCAGGGGATTTCCGTGTGGACATCAACGAAGAAGCTAAAGCGGAGATCATCATGAGTTGCGAAGGTCTGTACAAAGAACGCTTGGACAACGCAATGAAAGATGCGTGGACTCGCCTGCACGATTGCTTACTGCGTATGAGTGAAAGACTCTCCGATAATGAAAACGGGGACCGCAAGCGAATACACGACACATTGGTAGAGAATGCTGTTGAGTTAACTTCTCTCCTGAAACATTTTAATCTCACAGGTGACTCTAATATGGAGACGGCTCGTACCGAGTTGGAGAACGCTATTAAGAACCACGACGCCGACGACCTCAGAGAAAGTCATATGGCTAGAGAAGCAGTAAAGACTAAGGTTGACGCAATACTTTCTAAATTCAGTTTCTAAGGAGATCCCATGATTGTAGTAGATAGAACAAGACTAAAAACCGAGTGGCGTAACCTTGACTACGCACCGAACTTGGAAGAGTTCTTAGAGAAGGTCGCAATGATAAAGCCCCTTGCTAAGTTTTCAGTATCGGACAAGTGTGTGCGGACAGAACGGTACAGAGATGATGCCGACAAAGAAACAAAAATCCGCTACACCATAAACAATGTCCGTGTGTATGAGAACGGCGAAAGGCTAGGCTCTATTAGTATTACTAGCCGTTGGAGAAACGGGATGAACGAGGACGCCTATGGTATAGAGAGTTTCCGCATCAATAAAGCTAAGGGTAACCGCAACATGGCTACGACAAGTGACATGAAGAAAGCTGTTAGCATAGCTAAGAAAATGTTTACTCCAAGGCAGGACACAGAGCTAGCGGACTTGATAGGCAACAAAGTTACTGGGTTTGTGAGGGGTGCACACGACACGCTATCCAATCAGTTGCGGTGGGATTTCAGCGTTGACGGTGAGCTAACCCTCTATGCTATGCAAGCATACAAAGCAAGACGGCGGGGGGACGCTGCGTGTACTATGCCAGCCAAGCCTGCCAGTATCAGTAACATTGCTAACCATGACGAAAAGTGCGAAAAGTTTGAAGTAGCAAAGCACCTTAAAGATATGGTCGGGGCAAAGCAAGGCTATGGTGTAAAGCTCAATGTCGACAAAAGCTTGGTTGTGTATAGCTACGCTACTGGTACTGTGCAAAGGTATGAGTCGTTTAGCGAACTGCCTGAGAACATACAACAGAAGTACGCTATGTTCAAGGTGCTAGCGGAAGGTGAAGCTATCGCAACAATCGGCTGTCATTACGGCGAAGGTTTTGCTTTTGTCGTAAGTTGAGGTATACTAATAAGTGAGTGATCCGCATGGTGACCTCCTTTCACACGCTGGGGATATTTATATGGCAGATGTATGTACCCCGCAGTAGCTACTCAAACGCACTAGGGCGTAATCTGCTGAACCTAGGGAATGTCTGAATACATTTCACCTCCAAAGCAACACTAAGCCACCTTCGGGTGGCTTTTTTATTGAAACAATCTAACGGATTGTAAGAATGTTACAGGGGAAAACACCTATAAAATAGCTAAAATATTTCTTGCGTTTGACTTTGTATGTGCTATACTTTGTCAATGGCTACTACACCCGAATCCAAAGTTAAAGACAAGATAGTTAAGATACTAAAGAAGTACGGTGTCTACTATTTCTTCCCTGCCACGCATGGCTATGGTCGCTCAGGCGTACCCGATATTATAGCGTGTTTCCGTGGACAGTTCGTTGCTATTGAGTGTAAAGCGGGACTTAACAAACCTACCGCACTACAACAACGAGAACTCAAAAACATCATGACTGCGGGGGGTCACGCCTTCGTTGCCAATGAAGATAACATTTCCTTCTTTGAATCTTATTTTGACCCACTACTTGACGATGATGGGCGGTGCTAAAAATGACCAGTTCCCCTATGAATGACGGCGTTGCCATGTTGCTAGAGCGTATGAAAACCAACCCCGAAGAATTTGGGGTAAGAGACGCCAAATGGTCTTCACTTATTAACAGCTACATCATGCACTTAGAAAAAGAAGATCGTGATGCACTTAACGAAGGTATGGATAAACTCATGCAGCAACGCTTTACTGAGCAAGTGATGCAAGAGTTGATTGACCCAAAGTTAAAAAATCCGCAGCTAGTAATACCGAGCGTTACTCGTTTAAGTACTCAGACCCCCATACAATATACGGCAGATAAGCTAGAAGCTCTAGGGCTAACTCCTATTGCTGGAGTAACACAAACATTATGAACATACTCACCATAGATTTCGAAACATATTATAGCCGTGACTTTAGCTTAACTAAGTCCACAACGGAAGAGTATGTGCGTGACGATAGGTTTGAAGTAATCGGAGTTGCCGTGCAAGTCAATGACGACGAGCCTCAATGGTTTAGTGGAACGCATGACGAGATTTCTGAGTTCTTGTATAAGTTTGATTGGTGTCATTCCTTTGCTCTTGCCCACAACGCTATGTTTGATGGTGCTATTTTGTCTTGGCGGTTTGGTATTAAACCGATGGCTTGGCTAGACACGCTTAGCATGGCTCGAGCAACAGATGGTTTGGAAGCGGGAAATAGTTTAGCTAAATTAGCTATACGCTACAACCTAGGTGTCAAAGGCACAGAGGTAGTCGACGCTATGGATAGAAGGCGAACGGACTTTAGACCCGAATGGCTTGCTAAGTATGGCGAGTATTGCAAGAACGATGTTAAGTTAACTTACGACTTATTCCATGTGCTGGTACAACGCTTTTCTAGGTCGGAGCTCGAGCTCATTAGCCTTACGATTAAGATGTTTTCCGAACCAGTTCTCCAGCTAGACACGCCTTTGCTTGAGCAACACCTGATGCAAGTTCAAGCCCGAAAAGAAAAACTACTGGCTCAATGTGTTGCTAACAAAGAAACACTAATGTCAAACCCCAAGCTAGCAGAATTGCTTATAAGTATGGGGGTAGAGCCGCCGATGAAGGAGAGCCCTGCAAATGGAAAGCTTACCTACGCTTTTGCCAAGAATGATGAAGAGTTTAAAGCCCTTATGGAGCACCCTGATGAAAGGGTTCAAGCCATTATCGCCGCACGACTCGGAACTAAAAGCACCCTTGAAGAAACCCGCACGCAAAGATTCATTAGTATATCGCTACGGGGCAAGATGCCTGTTCCTCTTAGGTATTACGCTGCTCATACTGGACGCTGGGGAGGTGACGACAAGCTTAATCTTCAAAACCTTCCAAGAAAATCTCTTCTTAAAGATTCTATTATTGCCCCTAAAGGATATGTTTTAATCGACGCCGACTCCTCTCAGATTGAGGCTAGAATCGTTGCGTGGCTAAGTGGACAGCATGACCTCGTGGATGCTTTTGAAAGGAAAGAAGATGTGTACAAAATCATGGCATCGTCTATTTACAATAAGGCGGAAGCAGAAATCACGGATGGAGAGAGGTTCGTGGGTAAGACGACAATCCTCGGTGCGGGGTATGGCATGGGTTCTACCAAGTTTGGGGTACAACTCAGAACTTTTGGGGTGGAAATTGCGGACGAGGAGGCGGTTAGGATTGTACAAGTCTACCGTGATACCTACCCACATATCCCCTTACTTTGGAAACAAGCTAATAGTTCCCTTGAAGCGCTCCGAACTAAAAAAACTGCGCAAGTTGGGAATCAAGCGCAAGCACTTACCCTTACGGAGCATGGTTTTTTACTCCCTAGCGGGCTTTATTTAAACTATAAAGACTTACAAGAAGGCGAAGATGGCTATACCTACGCTAGCCGTCGTGGTCGCATTAAGATTTACGGCGGTAAAGTTGTGGAGAATTTGTGTCAGGCGTTGGCTCGTTGTGTAATTGGTGAGCAGATGCTAAAGATTAGTAGGAAGTACAAGGTCGCCTTAACTGTGCACGATGCGGTGATGGCAGTAGTTAAAGAAGAAGAGAAGGACGAGGCATTAGCTTACATAGAGGAGTGCATGAATTACCGGCCGTCGTGGGCATTAACTCTTCCCCTTGCTTGTGAAATAGGTGTTGGTAAATCTTACGGAGAATGTTGATGGACTTTGCTTACGGAATGTTAGCTGGGATGTATTTGACGATATTGGTTATTGCCGTTGGATTGCGACTAAGAAAGGCACAAGAGAAATGAACAATGAACCAGTAGCGTGGATTGACCCATACGATTTAGAACGCTTACCACTCAATGATTGTTGGGTAAATGGTGAAAAATCAAAATGGGTTGATATTCCACTTTACACCCATCCAGCAAAGACACTAACAGATGAGGAAATAATAGAAATAGGCAATGCAGTTACAAATCTTATTGATTCCAATGAAGGCTGGATTGAATTTGCTAGAGCAATACTAAGAAAGGCACAAGAGAAATGATTGAAACTTTAATTAAACCGCAGTCTTTGGACAACGATGTTGCAGTTATGAAGATAATGCAGTTGATGGGGCAGTTAACCCCTAACGATATTGAGTATGTTTTAAAAGCAACTAAACAAGTTTATGACGCTGTTCAATTAGCAACTAAGGAGCAATAAGATGGCATTAAAACCAAAAGACATAAGTTCTAAGCATGTTGACGGGTGCGGTATTAGTATAGAAATTATTAAGGAGAACAAAGATGGCTCAGCCGACGCTAAAGTTACGTTTAGTAAACAAGGACTACAAACGCTCGTGCAGTGGGGTGTTGTTGCTCTGCTTACCGCAGCAATTGATGAGTATCGAGTTAAGCCCGAGAAAAGTAGCAAAGTCGCTACTAAGCGCACTAGAGCAGCCATCAAGAAAGCGAGTAAAAAATGACAGGTAAAATACTACCCTTCACAGGCGGGACGACTGAAGACATCAACGCCGACACCGTATTAGAAAATAATATGGGCGAGTATGAGTGCGTCGTTATTATAGGTTACACAAAGATGGGTGCAGAACGATTAGTTTCTAGCACAGGAGACTCCGCTCTTATGGTGTGGTTACTAGAACGGGCTAAGAAAACAATACTTGAACACGCTGACTTGGATGATGAGGAATGGGAACATTGATAGATTACGCTGAGTTCTTATTAGATATACGGAAGAACCTAAAAGACTTCGAAGATAATATGCTAAAAAGAAATTTTAAAGAAGCCCAATTACATGCTGAATCTGCATTGGTTGAAGCCCGACTGTTGTGCCTGATAGCTAAAGAAAAGTCCGAATGAAACCTGTAACTTGGTCGTACTCCTCGCTTGGATTATTCCAACAATGCCCTAGAAAATATTACCATCTAAGGGTAATCAAGGATATACAAGAGCCTGAGACAGAAGCTATTATGTTCGGCAAGGAAGTGCATAAAGCGGCTGAGGATTACATCGGGCAAGGAGTGCCAATCCCTGCGAAATATAAGTTTATCGAGCCAGTTCTCAAGATACTAGAGAATATACAAGGAGAGAAATTTGTTGAGCACCGCATGGGTTTGACCAAGGACTTAGAAGCATGTGGGTTTTTTGACAAGGACGTTTGGTTTAGAGGCGTAGCTGACTTGTTAATTATTGACGAAGATTCTGCTCATGTGGTTGATTACAAGACGGGCAAGTCAAGTAAGTACGCCGACACTAAACAGTTAGAGCTTATGGCATTAGCAATATTTAAGCACTTCCCTAGAGTACAGAAAGTAAAGGCGGGGCTAGCGTTTGTTGTGTGTGATGATTTTGTTAAGGCTAAGTATTCCGCAGAAGATGCCCCATTATTTTGGATGCGTTGGATAGAAGAAACTAACCGTTTAGAGGCCGCACATAAAACAGGGGTGTGGAATCCCAAACCAAACTTTACTTGCAGAGGTTATTGCAAGGTATTAACTTGTGAGCATAACGGGAAAGGGCAGTACAGATGAACGATGAAGACTTGAGGGATTGCTTTGCGATGTTTGCTTTGCTAGGTATTGTATTTGCGCACAAAGGAGAAGATTCAGAATCAGCTTCATTGACCGCTTATGAGTACGCAGATGCTATGTTAAGAGCACGGAACAAAGAGCCCGAACAGGAAGTTGGCATAGTTGCGGCTAAGCCTAGGAGGAAGAAGGGTGCGTAAAGAAAAGTATATTAACGAAGTTGTACCGGAAACAAAAGATAACGCTTTGTTTGACATGACACAAGAAGAAGTGGCGCAAGTATTAAATTCGAGAAGAGAATATATATCTGTTGTTGAGAAAAGAGCTATGCAAAAGTTTAAGGCTGCTCTTAAAGAAAAAGGTATTACTTTTGAAGATTTGGTGGAGAAAAATGATCGACCCAGTTAACCATCCAGTTCACTACACCGACCACCCATCGGGTATAGAGTGCATTCAGATCACCGAACATATGAACTTTAATCTTGGTAATGCTATTAAGTATGTATGGCGTGCTGGATTAAAGGGTAAACATTTAGAAGACTTAAAAAAAGCGGTGTGGTACATCAACCGTGAAATTGCTAGATTGGAGAAACAAAATGGATAAGATAACGCCTTATAACCCTGACTGGTATCCGCCTTGTTTTGAAAGCAAACAACACCATAAAGACTACATGTGGCAGTCGTACAGGACTAATCAACCGCACGACCCCTTAAATTATTGTTTAGACTGCACCCGTGAGTACAAGATAAAAATGCTTGAGCAAAAGAAGTGCGAGCATCCTGAGACTATTTTTGTGGTGTGGAGAAGTTCGCATAAAAAAGATATGCCAACAGGGGGAGTTTTAGACACACCAGACATTCTTGGCATATCAAATAACAGTAGATTTTGGGATAACCCAGAGTACGATTATGTCCCAGGCAAACCAAAGGAGCCGCCCCCATGTCTTTAGAGCCTATTCCATTTGCAGGTATAGTAGAAACTGACCCAGAAATAGCTTATTTGGACGCTATTGTTGCGGAAATGTATGGTAAAAATCCCGAAAATGTGCCAAAATACATAGTATTAGGAGATGGAAGTCTCTACATATTCCATAAAGAGGAAGACCGCTATGCCTTATGTGAACAAACCACGCCCATACAAGAAGGAATACCAACAGCAGCAGGAGCGGGGGGAACAGCCCGCCCGCAATGCTCGGGAGAGAGCACGCTATGCGATGGACAAGAAGGGCGTAGACAGAGCGGGGAAGGATATTGACCATGTTATCCCTCTTTCAAAAGGTGGCACAAACGCCCCCAGCAACCTTAAACTTAAATCAAAAAGTGCCAACAGGTCTTTTAGCCGAAACTCAGACCACACCGTCAAGCGAAATAAACCTAAGAATGGAAAAACCTAAAGCATATTCATGGCCTGGGGTTTACCCACCCATGAAGCATCAAAAAGAAACGGCAATATTCTTAGCAACAAACCAAAGAGCTTTTTGTTTTAATGAACAAGGCACAGGCAAAACTGCATCAGCTATATGGGCAGCAGATTGTTTATTAGAACAAGAAGTAATCAACAGGGTTTTAATCATATGCCCCTTGTCAATTATGCAGTCAGCATGGCAAGCGGATTTGTTCAAGTTTGCCGTTCACCGTAAAGTAGCCATAGCATACGGCGATAGACTCAAGCGCAAAGCTATCATAGAAAGTGACGCTGAGTTCGTTGTTATCAATTATGACGGGGTTGAAATCGTCGCCGACAGCATTGCAAATGGCGGGTTCGATTTAATTGTGATTGACGAAGCTAACGCATACAAGACGCCGACCACACAGCGATGGAAGACTCTCCATAAGCTAATAACACCAAGCACATGGCTATGGATGATGACTGGAACACCAGCAGCTCAAAGTCCGACCGATGCCTACGGCTTAGCCAAGATGTGCGTGCCTGATAACGTGCCAAGATTCTTTGGGGCTTTTAGAGATCAGACCATGATTAACATTAGCAAGTTTAAGTGGATGCCAAAACCAACCGCAAGCGAAGTAGTTTACCGAGCGTTACAACCTGCTATTCGCTTTACCAAAAAAGAATGTTTAGACCTGCCGGATGTTACCCATGTATACAGAGACGCACCACTCACGCCGCAACAAGAAAAATTCTACAGACTCCTCAAGAAAGAAATGCTCATGGTGGCTGCGGGGGAAGAGGTCAGTACCGTCAACGCTGCCGTCAACATTAATAAATTATTGCAGATTTCTGGTGGGGCTGTCTACTCTGATACCGGTGCTGTTATTGAGTTTGATGTGTCTAACCGCCTTAAAGTTATCGAAGAAGTTATAAACGAGTCAAGTCAAAAAGTCCTTGTGTTTGTACCGTTTACTCATACAATAGAGTTACTCAGTGAGCATTTGAGAGGGGTAGGTATTGTCTGCGATATCATAAACGGGGCCGTTCCCGTCAATAAACGGACGGAAATATTTAAAAGATTTCAAGAGACACCATACCCTAAGGTCTTGATTATTCAGCCACAATCTGCGGCACACGGGGTTACCCTAACTGCAGCCGATACAATTATTTGGTATGCACCCGTTACATCAATCGAAACATATCTGCAAGCCAATGCTCGTATTGATCGGCAAGGGCAAAAGAACCCGATGACAATCGTGCATATTAAGGGTTCTCCCGTAGAGACAAGACTGTACGCTATGCTGCAAAATAAACTGGACGTTCATGATAAACTAATTGACTTATACAAAAATGAAGTTGAAGAAGATACTTGACAAACTAAAATATTAGTAGTAATATTATTTAACGAACAAAGATTCGTAAACATAAAGAAAGGAAGGTATGCCAGATATAACAGTCGATCAAATCGTCGAAGTCTATATAAAGATTAGAGACGCAAGAGACGAAGCTAGGAAAGAAGCCGACAGGATTGAAGCCGACTTTGAATCTCAGCTAGAAGTTCTTGAGCAACAAATGCTTGATGTATGCAAAAACACTGGGGCTACAAGTCTTAAAACCCCACACGGTACAGTTATACAGTCTGTTAAAAAACGTTACTGGACTAATGATTGGGAAAAGTTTTACGCTTTTATGTTTGAGCACAACATTCCTGAGTTATTAGAAAGACGTATACATCAGACAAATATTAAGCAGTTTTTAGAAGAGAACCCCGATATGCTTCCGCTCGGGTTAAATGTGGAAGCAGAGCATTCAATAACAGTAAGGAGAAGCAAATGAGTGAAATCACTCTTTTTAATCAAGATTTACCCGACTACCTAAAAAACGTACAGTTAGATGAAGTAACTAAAGCGTTGGTAGGCAACAACAGCAGCAAGCGTATCTCACTACGGGGCGGCAAATTCCGTATGGTTGTAAATGGGGAAGAAGTATTAACAAGTAATAGCGATGCGTTAAATGTAGTTATTGTGAACGCAGCAAAAGACGTTTCGAGGACATTTTATGCTAAAGTTTATAACCCGAAAGAAGATGCTACACCTCCAGATTGCTGGTCTAATAATGGTGTTACACCTGACGCAACAGTGGAAGCACCTCAGCACCACAACTGCACAGAATGTCCGCAAAACGTTAAGGGATCCGGTGCTGGTGGAGGTCGTGCTTGTCGTCATTTCCGCCGGGTTGCTGTTGCTCTTGCTGACGATATTGGTGGAGATGTTTATCAGTTACAACTTGCATCTAAGTCTATCTTCGGTAAAGGGGACCTAACCCATATGCCGTTTGAGCAGTATGTTAAGTATGTTGGCTCACAAGGCTATAACTTAAATACGCTTACTACTGAAATGCGTTTTGACTCCGACAGCGATACTGCCAAGTTGTTCTTTAAACCGTTGAAGTTCTTGTCTAAAGAGCAGTGGGAAGTTGCTAAGCGTCAAGGCGAAACTCCAGCAGCTAAACGGGCAATCGAGTTTACATTTAACAAAACTGACAAAGCACCAGCGTTAGCAGCACCAAAGCAAGCTGCGGCAGTTGAAGTTGAAGAGCCAAAGAAACGTCCTGAGAAAAAGGCTGCAGAACCTACGCCCAAAAAAGACTTAGCAGCCATCATGGGTAGTTGGGGTCAAGAGAACGTATGAGTCTAAGAGGCTATAGCTATCGTCTTGTAAAGGCAAACAAAGCTGCCGACTCTAAGCATATTGGAGTGAAGTTAGGCAGATACTGTATTGCTCTTGATATTCCCGTTGCGCAGATTGCCGAGAAGTTTGGTGTATCTCGAATGACTGTTTACAACTGGTTTACAGGTACCGTGACCCCGCACAAGACTACGGCTACTGAGATAGAGAAGCTATTAGCTAAATAGTTTACCCCCGGGGCAGCTAGTTTGACGGAACGAAAAGGGGGATGCCGACCCCCCTGCTGCCCTTCCTTTCTTCGGATTTTGAGGTGATATGGCAACGACAGATTTATTAAATGCAGTGCTCCCCCCAGAAGGGTGGTATTGCATTGTCGGTTTGAATCAAGAGGGGCGACCAAGGCAGATCTTTGTTAAGACGTTGGTAGAAGCCGACGAAGAAATAGCAAATCTGTTACTAGAAAAATACGATGTTTACTTTGCTTGTGCCAAATATGAAAACGACGAAGATGGTCGCACGCAAAAGAACAGCGCATACTTTAAATCTTTTTGGTTAGATATTGATTGTGGTATCGACAAGGATTTAGCTGGCAAAGGTTATATAGATCAAGCCACCGGTTTAACAGAACTCAAAAAGTTTTGTGAAGCCATACTGCTACCGCTACCAACAATAGTAAATTCGGGTCGTGGTATCCATGCTTATTGGAGATTGGCAGAGACAATTAGTCGTGCCGAATGGAAGCCCGTCGCCGACCGCCTTAAAGCTTTGTGCGAAGAGCATAACTTTAGGGGTGACCCATCACGCACCGCAGAGAGCGCATCAATCCTACGAGTGCCTGAGACGCTTAACTTTAAGCAAGACCCGCCGCTACCTGTAAGTATTATTCACATCGCACCTGAGACACCATACGAGGATATAAAAGCCGCCATTGGAGTCTTGATTGCCCCTGACTATATCCCACGTCAGTTAAGTGCTATGACCCAAGCTGCGATGAGCAATCGTCAAAGTCGGTTCCGCACCATCATGATGAAGACTACAGAAGGCAACGGATGCCCACAGTTAGAAAACATTGCGATTAACCAAGCAGATATAGAGGAGCCATTATGGAGAGCAGGACTATCTATTGCCGCCCATTGTGTGGACGCAGATGAAGCAATACACATTATCTCGAGTAACCACCCACAATACTCGGCGCAGGAAACTGAGAGAAAAGCACTCTCGACAAAAGGCCCTTACACCTGTGCAACCTTTGAAAAGCTTAACCCATCGGGGTGTGCGGAATGCCCGCATAAGGGCTCGATATCGTCTCCGATATTGCTCGGTTCTGAAATTGCCGCCGCTCCCAAGGATGCTCCTATCATTGAAGAAACACCTCAAGGTACAACGGAGACTTACCATGTTCCAGAGTTTCCTTTCCCGTACTTTAGAGGCAAAAACGGTGGGGTTTACAGACAGCCTATAGATGAGGACGACGGCGCCGACTTAATATATGAACACGATTTGTATATTGTGAAGCGTCTGTATGACCCCGCTAAAGGCGAGTCGGTTTGGATTAGGGCACATTTCCCCCAAGACGGAGTAAAAGAATTTGCGCTGCCAGCTACTGAGCTAATGGCGCTAGATAAACTAAAAGAAAAGCTTGGCTTTCATAGCATATACGGGCCTAAGAAGCAGATGGAAAACGTCATGTCTTACTTAATTACCGCAGCTAAAGAACTCCAGCATAAACAAAGGACAGAAATTATGCGTACACAATTTGGTTGGACTGAGGATAACAAAGCATTTATCCTTGGCGATAGAGAGATTACAGCAGGTGGGGACACCTATAGCCCGCCGTCAACTTCAACAGGGAACTTAGCTACCTGGATGGATCCAAAAGGTTCTTTAGAAGAATGGCAGGAAGTTGCAAACATATACAACCAAGAAGGGTTTGAGCCACATGCGTTTGGGTTTTTTACCGCTTTTGGCTCCCCACTGCTCAAGCATTTAAACTTGCGTGGTGCGATCATTAACTTGGTAAACAACACATCTGGCACAGGTAAGTCCACAATCCTTAAAATGTGTAACAGCGTATACGGTCACCCCGATGAGTTAATGCTCCAATGGAAAGACACACAGAACGCTATGATCCATCGCTTGGGGGTTATGAACAATTTACCGGTTACGATCGATGAGATTACTAAGTTATCCGGAGACAACTTCTCAGACTTAGCTTATGGCATCTCGCAAGGGCGTGGTAAGAACCGTATGCAGCAGCATTCTAACGCCGAGCGGGTCAACCTAACGAAGTGGGCTGCGATGGCTTTGGCTTCTTCCAATGCTTCTTTCCAAGATAAGTTAGCTGCGCTAAAAGCTACACCCGATGGCGAGTTTATGCGTTTGTTTGAATACCGCATTGAGATGACAGATAAGATCTCGAAGGAAGACGCCGACATTATATTTAACAAGCTATATTCTAACTACGGTCATGCAGGTCAAGAGTATATTAAGTACCTAGTCGGCAACCTAGAAGATGCTATTAATACAGTATTGCAAGTGCAGCAAAAGATTGATGCGGCGATTGGGCTAACTAACCGTGAGCGGTTCTGGTCTGCGGTTGTTGCATGTAACATTGCTGGTGCATTGATGGCTAAAGACCTAGGTATTATCCCTGACTTTGATATTGGGCGGGTATACCGCTGGGCTATTAACGAAGTTAAAGCAATGCGTGCCGACATTAAAGCACCGACTGCCAATAGTCAGGCTAGCGTAATAGGTGAGTTTATGAACGAGAACCGCGCGTCGACTTTAGTAATTAACGCTAAGGTTGATGGACGTACGGGGATGGAACAGCTACCAATCGTAGAGCCTAAGTTTAATGACTTGTTTGTTCGCATAGAACCGGATGATAAGCTACTCTATATCAACGCCAAGCAGCTAAGAGCCTACTGTTCTAAGAACCAAATAACCTTAAAAGAGATACTAAAGGACCTAGAATCCAATGCTATCTACCTTGGGTTAGTTAAGAAGCGGCTGTCTAAAGGCACTAAAATCCCTTCTTCTCCCGTCGATGCCTATAAGTTTGACCTAAGCAAAGGGAACTTCCTCGATACAGATACCTTTATAGAATCCGTTAAACAGGTGCCAGATGTTGATCCACGGGCTGAGCTTCAGGATTAATTGGGCTAAGTTTGCAGTCGGCGCATCTTTCTTTATCCCTTGTTTAGATACGGAAGCTGCGCTGGCTGAGATAACTACGGTTACAAAAAGGCTAGGCTATAGGGTAAAAACCCAAGTTAGCGTAGACGAGGGTATCTATGGGTTGCGTGTCTGGCGACTTAGGTAGTATCATAGAACCGTAGCTGCATTCATTAGCTACTCCTTTCTGGTAATACTTTGAATCCCGCCGTAAAAAGCGGGATTTTTTTAGTCTATATCGCCGTAGTCGTTCATGCCACCAAGCTGCCCAATAAGTTTTTTGTTGATGCGGGCGCCACCAGTTCCCTCGGCGAGAGCACGTTGTTTATACCGACGCTTGATGGACTCACGTAAGGCTTTTGCCGTAATAGCTGAGCCAGGGTTAGCGCTGTTAAACCTCATAATTTTATTGAAAACTCTTTCCTGCATGTCGGCGTCATTGGTATCAAAGGCCATAAAGTAAGCATTCATCAAGCGCTGGTGCTTTTTAAGTATTTTCTGCTCAGCCTCTTTCATTTCAATGTTAGATTTTTGTCTTTGTGCAAGTCGTTCTGGGCTAAAGCCAAGTGCCTGACCAGCAATTTCCCCTGCGCTAAAGTCTGGAATTAATTCGTCACCGCTTAAAGAAAGTGCGCCTTCATCCGCAAAACGATTAGCTTTTAAGAAGTTTCTAGCAAATGCTGGCGATGCTGTTTCTAATGCACGTCCGTAATGGCCTTGGTTTAATAAATCTACGGCACTAGCTCCGCTTACTAATAGACCAGCTGTAGGGCCCAGCAAGCTAACGATATAGGCTTCTAACGCTGATTTTGCATCTGGACTATTTCTATTGTCTCTAAACCACATACCATCTAAAGTCATACGGTCGGCAACGTTTAGTCCTGTTGCTTGAGAAACAATACCACGGGAGATAGAGTCTCCGATAAACCCGCCAAAGGTCTCGTTTGTCCAGTTTTTAAACCAGTTGTCAAAGCTAAATGGCTCGTCTTTTTCGTCCTCATCAGCCCACATATAATGCATAACTTCCATTAAGGTAGAGAACGCCGACCAGCCAAACATAGCGGTTGCGCCGCCAAATATGAAAGTCATGCCTAGGGTGCCCATAAGGCGATCCATACCCTCTTTTTTAAACGCTGCTAATTGCTTGGTAACAGCCTCATCTAGCTTATCACCGGTTAAATCGGGTAGTCCATCTAGCGTACGCTCGGCGTTAATATCAGTAGCGGTGTCTTGGCGTGCGTTTATACGTTTTTGCACCGCTTCTATGTTACGTTTAATTTGATCTATTTCGTCTTTGTTTGCGTTTGAGCGTGCAGCTTGAAGCGTGCTTAGTTCTTTTTGCAGGCTAGCCTTTGTGTCGCCTTTTTTATAGTCACCACTAAAACTTTCAATACCACTACGGGTAAGTAGGTAGGTCATAGTCAATGGGAACTGTTTAAACTGGAATATAACCTTAGAGTATTGATTTTGTAAAATTAACGGTTTATTCTCAGTAGAATAGTCACCCATAGACTTATAAGTTAAATCTTTGGTTTCTGAAATAGCTTTTTCAAATGCACGCTTTTCAGTCATACCGTTTTTAATATTGCGCTCATAGGACATATCAAAAACAGACATGCCAACTACTTCACGGTTAAACTTCTCGGCGCCGTGGAACAAAGCGGTAAATACACCCATAGTCTTTTTCCATGCACCGGTATATTGCATAGATGGCACAGAAGATAATCCGGCTACGTCATGAGTAAGAGTAAGGTTGAATAAAGGACCTAATTCTTTAAACGCTTTTTGCTGTGTTGGGGTTAAGTCCTTTAAGTTGTTTTCTAAAGAAGGGAATGCAATTTTGCCGTCTGGGCCTATAAAGCCAGCTTTTAAGAATTTAGCGGGATACTCAGCGAGCATTTTAGCTGCAGTTTTAGCAGGACCAAATCTAGCAGCCACTACAGGGAACGACACCGCAGGCACGCCGAGCATGTTAACAAAAGCCGATGCAGGGCCGCTCAAATACCATAAGAAAGATATGTCAGATATTTTTCCTACAATGGGGTCGGTGTCAGGTGGATTTAAAATCTTGTCTAAGTTTTTGTAGAACTGATTAATATAGTCACGTAGTTGCCCAGCTTCTTTAGGCTCCATACCTTTTAGGCGAGCTTCCGCCGCTTCAAGGGTTTTAAACAACTTACTAGTATGCTCGTACCGGGCGTGTTGATAAGCCATGCGGAAACCCGTAGCTGTAAACGCACGAAGCATATCCGGATTCATACCTGGAGTGCCTTTACGGTTAAACAACTTACGCACGCTTTGGTCTGGGAGCACGCTTAAATACAAATCTTCAACGCTGGCGATTAAATTTTCTTTGAGTTTTGCGTTTCCTGCTCCCTGCCCTGCGCCAATCATCTTTTTAATAGTCTCCAAAAACTCTAGACTTTGCAGGTTAGTATTTACAGCTTGGCGAATAGAGTTACCTTGAGATATAGTGCTACTAGAGCCTTGGCTGTCTAATTCAGCTTGACGCTCTCTCAAGGCTTCAGTACGTTCTTTTTCGGTTTCAAACTGCACAAACTCTTCTATTTTGCCCCCGGAAGAAGTTACTTGGTACCAAAACTCGCCGTTACGCCTAAATGGGAAGTACGGAGTAACAGTGTGTTTAGCTTGGCGTTTTTGCATACCTATATAATCAGGGTGCGATTTGGCCTCAGCTGGGGTTAAACCTTTATTAATTAAATGTTTTTCAATGTTGTCTAACGTGCTCTTGTCAAAAGCTTTTTTACGTGCTTCGAAGAAGTCTCTTGCACGTCTATAAATATCTTGCCCTTTAGGGCCAATAGCATCCCAAGCAGCGTTTAACTTGGGGTCAGATTTATTAAACTCAGGATCGATAAATAGACGTGAACTATCAATCATTAAAGCATTAAGGGTGTTTATTAATTGTGGGTTGTCTTTCTGCCATTGAGTCCAGTCTTTAGCAATCTTACCCACGTCGTTGAGGATACTATCCCGCATAGTAGCCATCTTTTCAGTTTCTTCTATGAAGGATTTTAACTGAGGGACTTTATTACCGACCATGTCTTGCAACATACGCAAGGTTAAACCGTTAAGCAAATACTTTCGCTTAGATTCTTTTTGGCTGTTTAAAAAATCAAACATGCCGTTTTTTACGCTGCCCCATGACGGACGTCCAGCAAATATGGCATCAAAAGACGCAATTTTATCTGTCGGTGCAGTGCGGAAAGTTTGGTCTAAAACATAACTGCCACTCTTACCTTTAGCATTTAAGCTGTAAGCTTCAGTAGATAGTGCAGGAGGTGCTTGTAAAATAGCATTAGCATTAGCTAGGGTATACCCCAACATGTTATCCATACCAATTACTTTAGCTACAAACCTAGTGAACTCATCCCACATGGTTCGTTTGTTAGGTTTAGCGTCAAAGCTAGTAAAATACTTAACACCTTCCCAAGTAAATACTTTTGTGCCTCGGGCTTTAGCATTGTTATAGGCTTCAGCAAATGCTTTTTCTTTTAGTTTTTTGGAGACACCTTTTGCTGTTGCGTAAGTAACTTCTTGGACAACACCCGTAATAATGACGTTTTTGTCGTTATATATAACGCCTTCGCCCCTTGCAATTTCTTTACCTTCTTTAATGTTTCGCTCAACGGCTTCTTCTGCGGACTCGTCAAACTCAAACGTTAAGTCGCCATTGTTTTTAGCTTGTTTAAGCTTATTCATAAACTTGCTATTTCTAGCGTATTCGATAGGCACATCTAACCCACGGAACTGTTCTTTAGCCCCCTCGTAAGGTATGTCTTTTAAAAATGCTTGGAACTCTGGATTAGAGAAAGCTTCGGCAACAAACTCATCGATGTCGTACTCGGCGTAAAACCCGCCCTTAAGACCTTTGACGATGCGATGCATTTCTTTAAGGTCGTCTACTGCTTTTTTCTGTGAGGGAGTTAACTTATCGTAGTTAGCCGGGTTTAAAGCCCAATGAGAAGCAGCGTGCGATACCTCATGCAAGAATGTAAATACGCTATTACCACCACGTTTTTTGTTTAAAGTAATGGTATCTATATATGGGAAGTAAGTACCGCTGGCATCCAATACGGCTACACCAGCTTGATACTGTTCATATACTGTTTCAATTTGACCGACGTAGGCTTTTAACCCCTCGGCGTCGATGCCTAGCTTGCCTTCACGTAGTTGGCTAATTGAATTAAAGGTTTCTTTAATATTGGTTAAGTTATTAAAGTATTTTTTAGCTACTTCGGGGTATGCTGCTTTTAAGAAACTGACTAGCTCAAGACGTTCTACGGCGGTGTTTTTATCGACAAGCTTTTGAGCGTATAATTCCTGCGCATCAAACATAATAGTCGTGTTTAATTTAATCTCTGCTAAACGCTTAGCTAAATTTTGTTGGAACACGTTACCGTATTTAGCGCTAGAAATAAGTTTTAAAGCACCTTGGATATCGTTTTGATTGATCTTTTCTTGGATAGCTGGGTGCATTACGTCAAAGCGCTTAGGGTTAATAAACTGCGTCAACCCCCTAGATAATTTCTTACCAACCCTTATAGGTAGTGTTTTAAGTGTTTTACCGCTAGGCGCCCTAAACAACGACTGCAATATAGGGGCCTTCTTATCGATAGGGCCTCGGTCTTCAATTGCTTGCGCTTCTTTATCTAGTTTGCTAGAGCGGTCATTCTGCTTGCGGAACTCTTCTACAGTCGCATCAAAGCGGGCTAATGTATTAAGACCCAAGTTTTCAGCAATCCAATCTCTAAATAGCTTAGCAGTATCACGATTCTGACCCTTATATAGCTCGCCTTGTTTAACAGCAGTGCTAGTACCTAGGTCATACGCCGCCGACCGCATTGCCATAATATATGGAGAGAAGTAGTCGGAGTAGCTGCTAAAGTAGTTATATGCTGCACGCTCTTTAGGGTCTTTGCTATCCTTAGTTAACTGAGATAGAGCTTTTTGGTCCTGTGTTGGGACTAAATCTACACCCGTGTCGGCGTCAAACGGTAGAACTGCATAGCCCCTAGAACGACCGAGTTTAGCCTCGGTGTAGTCCATCATGTGCTCAGATAGCATCTCACGGAACTTGTCGAGCCCACGAGCAGTATTTAACTTAGGGAACTGAGTTGCGGCGGATAAAAGGGCTTCTTGCTCTTGTGGGGTACGGTTTTTGATAAGTTCGGGTAAACGAGAAGTATCACCTTGGTTAGCTATTGGGGCAATACTAAAAGCATCAAAGAAGTTATTTAACCAGCGTAAACGGTTTGTGCGTTCTTGCCCTTGCGCGTCTCGGTGAAACTCTTCAATCTCACTAACAATGTTTTCAAGCTCGGCACCATATGCCTTAGCCTCAGATTCGCTTTGGGTGTTTGGTACTAAACTTCTAATAAAAGAAAACAGACGGTTTGTAGGTTTAGCACCCGTATCTACCAGCATCATCTTACTGGTTTCGTAGTCTGGTGTTTCTAGCTTTTCAAGCGGCTTAGATACGTCAACCTTACCCTCAGGGGCAGTCAAACCAAACTCTTGCGTAGTGCTTAATATACGCTGCGTGTTCTCATCTGGCTCGGTAAAGTCAAACCCTTCTTGCCCAGGAGCGTTATAAGCTTTTTCTTTAGCTGTAGCTGTGGGCTCAATAATCTCAGCCGTGCGGGCACTTAGCTCAGTCGGCGACATCATAGTAGTTGTAGGTTGACCGTCAAAATCAAACGTCAACGGCACCATTAATTCAGGATTTTTAGTGCCTTTAGGAAACTTACCAAATTGGTTCTTCTTAACTAAATTGCCGTCGGCGTCTACATAAACAGGTTCACCGACTGTAGCGTCTTTTTGTCTTACTCCAGCTTCAGTTTCATAGTTTAAAACTACGGTATCCCCAGCTTTTGGTATTGGTGCAGGTTTGTCTATATCTTTTTTAGCTTGATTTAACTGGGCTATTTCTTGGTCTATTTCGCCAATAGCAGGGTCATTAGGGTCTTGTATTTGATTACGCTGTTCTGTTAACCCTTTTAGTTGTAAATCAATTTCTTCTAGTTGATTGTAGACACTCTCTTCTCTTCCATTAATAATTCTAGTGCGTTTGCCAAAAACATCCAGTCTTTCCTCGTCAAGTCTTCCAGTTCCTCCGGGAGCTTCTCCTTCAGTGCGATCACCCGAAATGCCTGGCTCACTTGTTCCATCGTTAGCTCTAGGTCTTGATACATATTCTTTTCCTCCTTGAACAGCCGCACCCAAACCGCCGCCGACTATAGCACCTTCAATCATTTGCTGGGCCATTTGGTATGGGTCAATACCTTTTTCAGTGCCCGCAGCACCACCTAAATACCCAACGCCTTCTTCAACTGCCTCTGTACCAGACTGTACTGCTGTTTCTTTACCAATCCGTTTCCCTACTGTAGAACCAACACCTCCACCACCTGGAAGTAAACGCTTAGTAGCAAATCTTTCTACATAAGTTTGGAATATAGCGGCGCCCGTAGCGGCGGCAACGTCTGCTGCAGTTGCTTCTTCTAAAGATTTGTTGTCGTTTTCTAAGCGGGTATTAAGAATTTCGTTGGTTAAAGAAACAAGATACGCAGGAGCTACAGCCACTGCAGCTACCATATCAGGAGATGATGCAATAACACGCTCAGCAATAAAAGGCACTAACAATAAGGGTTTACCCGGAAGTTCCCCTAGTTGCGTAGATGGGGCGTAGCCGAGATCTTTACTCCAATTTTTAAGGCTCTTAGAGAAATTAAACAGAGGCTGTAGCTGGTTCTCTTGTTGAATTTGTTCGGGCGTTAAGTTAGTTAGAGGGATTGCAGTTTCTAACTTATCTCCAACTCTTTCTGCAACACGAGCAATACCCTCAATACCTTCGCCTGCAAGGTCAGCAGCACGACCAGCAAGGCCCACAAGTGGGTTAGAAGTTTTAGCCTCTTGCCCTTCCGGTTGTGGGGTAGTGTTTTGCTGCTTCAACCATTGGTCAGGACTTAAAGCAACACTAGGCTTTTCCTTTTGCTGCTCTAGCCATTGGTCAGGACTTAATCCAGCTTGAGCCTTTTCTTTCTTTGGTTGACTAGCTAACCATTGATCTGGACTCATTTTTAACCTTTAGTTTGTCGTGCGTAATCTGCCCACTGTTGATCGGTCATTTGTGGGTAATCTTTCCTATTATACGTTTTTCCGCCGACAGATACTTCTGCCGGTACTGGGCCTGTTGGAGCAGCTGCACTTTGAGTGACGCCATACCGCTGATACGTTGTGCGTTTAATTTCTGCGGCTTTAGCTTGATCCTCAGGTTTTTTGCTATTCTTTAAGTTTATGTATTCCATGTTATCAGCTAAAGCAGCATCAGCATAGCGCATACGGTTAAGTTCATTAGCCTCACCACGAGAGTATTGTGCAACAGCAGCATAAGCTTGTGACCGTGTAACACCCGGGTTGTCTCTCATGTAAGCGTCAACTTTAGCTTCTTCTTGTCTACCAGCTTGACCTGCGGCACCTGCCGAAATTTCAGCAGTTCGTATTGACGTAGCATCCCTATTTCTAGCGATGTTAGCTTGGTTCTCAAGTTGTGCGGCGTCGCTAAACAGTTTATCACTAGCAGTAATATCGCCAGCAGCACGAGCACGTTGACCAGCAGCGTATTTAGCCCTAGCTTCAGCCAAAGCCATTTCTCTAGTTTCTTTACCAGCAGCAATTTCTCCCGCCCCAGTAAGGTAAGACTCCGCACCCTCAATAGCGCCGGGTAGGAAGCCACGAGCATTAGAACCCATCTTCAAGAATGCCTTAGCCATATTAGCCCGCTCTTTAGCAGAAGTTGCCTCGCCCAAACCAGCTTGCTGTCTTGCAACCATGTCGGCGTAAGCTTGCTCATCCGCAGTAGCACCGGGTTTAAAGCCTTGCTTCTCCATCATAGCTTGTGTTTGCGCTAAGTAAGCTTCTCTACCGCTTGGCGTTGTTTCTTTTGGAGCAGCTTTTGTATCTTTAGCAGCTGTCTTAGTCGGTGCTTTTTTCTCTTTAGCGGTAGCGTCTTGTTCTGCGGCTTCTTTTTCTGCTTTTAGACGTTGTTCTTCTATTAAGTCTCCGTTAGAAAACGCAATAATACCGCCACCAGCATAGCCCATAGTATTAAACATATCGCCGCCAGCTTGGGCAATACCACCCATTCTTGCAGAATCAGACGGAGCTTGTGCCATTTGTGGGGGTGGGGCAGCTTGTGCCATTTGCTGCGCAGCCATCGGGTTACTTGCCATGCGCTGCTGGGCTTGTTGAGTGCCTTGGAAAATGCCACGTTCATTTTGGGTTACTTGCGGGTCGGCAATGCGACCTTGAATTTGGTCTGGGCTTAAATTCTCGGACATGTTTTCCAACTGTGGGCCATTGATTAAAGCACCATACTTATAGCCCGGAACCGTACCGCCTTCTTTCATCCCAATAATACCGCCTTCTTTTTTGCCCCCACCAAAATAAGACATACCTGCGCCCGCCAAACCGGCAAGTTGTTGGGTTGTACTTGGTTGCTGCTGATAGGTAGAAGTTGTTGTTTGTTGCAATGGTAAGCCACGCAACATAGAGTTCATAATACCCAACTGCATAAATGGATACTGCTGAGCCGTAGCGTAGTTACTAATAGCTTGATTAATCTTGTTCTGCTCCATGGTCTGTTGCTCTTTACCCATACCGTACTGGGCTTGCAAACGTGCAAGATTAGAAGTTTGTTCTTGACCACCAATAGACGCTAACTGATTAGCCATTTGACCAAATTGACCTAAGCCCTGCAATCCAGCTTGTTGTCCTTGTAAGCCTAATTGAGCACCAAATTGTTGCTGGCGCTGCGCATCTTCAAATGCTTTTTGCGAACCCTGAGCTGTAATGCCTTGCAGTTGGCTACCTAAAGCACGCTGGGCTTCTGATTCTTGAATAGCTTGACGGCTACCACCAAAAGCACCGGACCTAGAAGCTTGCGCTTTTAATGCTTGAGAACCAATACCATAGTCACGTAGTGCTTGAGACTTTTGATAGTCAACCACGTTTTGCATGTAAGGCGACATAAACCCTTGCATAGAGCTTGGATCTTGCGCCATTTGATTGAATTGCTGCCCCGCACCGGCCATTTGGCCAGCTAAACCTAAAGAACCAAGGCCAGCTAAACCGGTCATTCCAGTAGCGGCACCGTATTGCCCGGGAGTTTGCATATTTGCAGTTTCAGATTGGGCGTATCTTTGCATCGGAGAAAAATCTGCAAAGTAGTTATTAACGTCGGTACTATATGGTGTATACGGACGAAACGTTGTCATGTCGTCGTTATAAATCTGCTTTTGCGCAGATTGAAGCATATTCTCTACATATGGACGAGCGTATTCTGGAACGTTTGTGTTATACGCAGTGGATTGAGTGGGTTGACCCCCACCACCGCCACCCCCCATATCTCTAAGGACACCGCCGTCGGCAAACAATTTTCTTTTCAAATAGAACATAATTTAATCCTTAAAAAACCTTTGGTACGAAACGCTTTGCACGTCATATCCGTACTTTTTAATATGTTTGCCCCAGCCAGGGCGCCCTGTAAACTCAATTCCAACGCACTGCATGTCTTTGGCAAAACGCTCGGCTACTTCCTGCATTTTGTCTTCTACGTACTGCATATTATTTGCTTCAATACAACAATACTGAATAACTAACATTTTACACTGCGGATACTGTTTTATTTCCGTTATAACGTGCCCATATGCTTTTTGTTCTTCTGGGGAAAAAACCACCCATAACTGCATTTGCCCATTAATAATAAGCCGCACTATATCGTCAACTGTAGACCGCCCCCTAGTCCAAGACTCAGACTCTTTAAGGTACGGAAATATTGCTATTACGGTTTCGCTTACTTTTCCAATAGGAGTTAAAGAAATGTCTAGATTCATGCAGGTAAAAATTTATGGGCTTTAACTTGCGGCGCTTGTTTTTTCTTGCCAGTTCTTGCTTTACGAATCTTATCCATCATGCTGTAAAGCCGTTTTGCGCCAGCATCAGTAGAACCATTACCGAGATGAGAAACCACATCCGCAGGAACAACAAATTCCCCATCAGCCAAACGAGCAGGCTGCTTACTACCAATAACGGCAGGAATAGAATCAGACATACCGTCCCCAGGACCTTTAAGCATACGCCCACCATCTGAATATCCCCCTATACCACGCATAATTCCGCCATTAGCAAACGTTCTTTGAGCACCTGCATCTAATACTTCCATGCTGGTTGGGCGTTGTATCGGCGTAGCGTATTGGGTTTTATCAATCATACCTTGTGGGTACAGACCACCCTGTGGGTTAATAGCCGTGTTCATCTGACTCATGCGCTCAACTGGGCCGCCTGCTTGGTATGTGCTCATTAAACCGCCAGCAGCAGCTTCTTCGACGTCACCTAAAGCTTGAGCCTGCTTAAACTGAACTGGGGCTTTAATACCCGCTTTTTTGTTAGCCTTGTTAAAACGATATAGAGCTGCGTTGTATGCGTCTAAATTTCGTGTATTAGGGTCAGAGTCGCTATAAGTACCTACGTCTGCGCCAGAACTTCTTGGGAGGTCTTGGACTATGCCTCTGTTTGCAAAAGCTACGGCACCACCACCAGCCATACCAGTATATGGGTTTTTCTTATAATCAGGATAGTTTGCTGTGTAGTATGGGTTTGGCTGCGATGGTTCTTGAGCACGGAAGTCTGGAGAAATTCTATTTAATGTAGACTCTTCTTCGGCTGGCGCCTCTAGGTTTTCTGGGCCTACACCCATTTGAGCACCAATTCCAGGAGCGCCGAGTATAGCTGCTTTTTTAGCTATGTCGGTCATGCCAGAACCTAAACCGCTGTAGTAACTTGCATTAGGCGTAGGTGTAGGTAAAGCGCCCGCCCCAATACCTGAAGGTGAAGGTGGTACAAACCCTGTAGTTGGGCTAGCAGCGCCAGTAATTGCTGGGTTATATGCAGAAGACGTCATTTCCCCAGACGGAGTAAACGACATTGCATTTGTAGGGGCTACCGCTTCAGCGCCTGCCGGAACCAGTGCGTCAACAGCAGGAGCTGCGTCATAAGCACCGAGACCGCCAGAAATAGCACCGCCAATACCGCCAAATAAAGCGCCTTTGCCTACATCTCCGCCTTGTATCCCGGAAGAAATACCACCTATAAGGGCACCGGCACCGGCACCAGCCAAGATACCACCAGCCCCCGCTAAAGCTGTACCTGATAGAGCAGCACTAAGAGCAGGAGCAGCAGCACCAGCCGTAAAATAAGTAGCCGCACCGGCAGCTACAATAGGTAGAATTTTAGATAAGAAACCAGCTTCGTATAGCCCTGTTTCTGGGTTAATAGTTAGGTCTCCGCCTTGGGCCATAGCAAGCTGACGCAAGCCTTTAATCTCGCCCTTGGTCATATGGACGAGTTCGGTGTCGGGTCCACGACCCTTAGATTTTAAGTGTTCAGCTGCAATTTTAAGGCTCATACGTGCCCCTTGGGGTTATTTGGTGTCAAGTTTATCATGTTATAGTCTTTTAAACCACTGTTCCAGCAGCGTTTATCCAGTTTGTTCCGTTCCAATAAATTGGCCTGCCGATAGTTGTGTCAAAGTAATACTGTCCTACTTCTCGGCGCTCGGTTGGTCTGTTTGCTGTAGTGCCAGCCGGAGGCACAGTGACGTTCTGGGTAAAGTTATCAATCTGGTTAAAGTACAAGCGCAAGGCATTAGTAAGCTGGTCAATGTAGCGTTGGTCATAAACAATCGGCGCAACCAGTAAGTTGGGTGCTTTAGAAGGACGTAGTGGGGTAACAGCCATTATCTGCGTCCGTCTGGTCTAATATCAATTCGTGGGCTACCTAGCTGCCAAGCCACCCCTAAGCCGTTTGACTCAATCCGAAAGCTCATTTGGCGAGCCCGCAGGCGGGTGTATACCTGCCCATCAAACTCCTGAACCTCGTAGGTATTGCGGCTGGTGTAATTCTGCGTACTTTGAACTTGCGGTCTATCTGCCGTACCGTAAGGCGCTCCTGAGTTTTGCCGTGGGCGCAAGGTCATCGTAACCGAGGGCTGGTTTGCATTAGAGCCGTTAAACGTAATGTCTGGCAGGATGCGCCATACAAAACCAAAGTTATGCCCGTCACCAATGTCAAAGTCAGACGACTGGATATACGCCTCAATCGGTACTGGGGTTAACCCTGATACGTCATCTACGTTGGCTTCGTGGAACAAGATCTTATTGCCTGTTGGGTACGCAGCCATGGGGTATTGGCGCAAACCGGAATCTAGCCAAGCTGTTCTGTTCATTGTGCCGTACGACCATACTCGCTCAAGGTAGTTGTAAATGATGTACTTATTAACTGCATTGCTGTTTTGCGAGCAGTAGAACCACCATACCTCGTTGTAAGACTCATTTGACCCGGCAAACACTTGGAATGCTTGGTCTTTGTTAATATCGTCAAATACAAACTGCCACAGCGAACAGGGCAGAGTTTCCACACGACCTGTGTATGAGAAGAACTTATCTGTACCCATCCAGTAAGTTACGTTGTTTACCGTAATTGAGGCATTAGGCGACATCATAGATATGTTGTCCTGCAACAACTGAAAGCCCCAGACGTACGGTGGTCCTAAGTACTGCATAGAGTAAACAGCCGCATCAGACCAAACCAAGATTTCCTGACGGGTTGAACGGGCGCACATAATGAACGAGCCAATGTTTAGGCGGTACTCACCTGATTGGTTTGTGGCAGCTGGTACCCAGTCAAACGGGTTTTCTTGGTCAGACCAGCGAACTAATAGGGGGTCAAACTGTGTATTAGGCACTGCTGGATCGTATGGGTTAGCGCCAAAACAAATAGCAAAACGCTGAATTGACGAGCCAATAATCTGGTTGGTTGTGTTAGGCACAAACTGCCCGGCAAAGCCTGCATTGGTTGAGGCTGTATTTAGTAATAGCGCCCGTACGCTGGTGCCTGTAGTGGCATCCCAGTAGTAAATTGAACCGCCACGAGGGGCAATCAATAAGTCTTGACCAAAGTTGTCGTTTGTCCAAAGGCGTAACTGCTGACCAATACCCACAGCCGCTGCAGTGCCCCAGCCCCGTACAGGAGCAACAGGCGTAGAAACCACAACTGTACCGCCCGAAGCCGCAGTAGAGGTAGTTAAGTACGTAAAGCCACCAATAACGGTAGAAATAGTGTAAGTACTTGGGCTTGTTACGGTAACTGGGAACGCCTTTTGTAAGACTAAGCGATTAATTCCGCAAGCATCGGCAGAAATACTAGAAAAATACACGTAGTCGCCGCTAGTTAAACCATGCGCTGATTGAGTAACCGTAAGGACTGAAACGCCAATACCAGCAGCCGTAAATGGGTTTGTTAAGGTTGTATTTACATAAGAAGGCCAAGATCCTGCGCCCCAACCTGTGCCGACAATAAAGGTATCCAAGCCGGTATTTATTTGAAAAGCCATTGTAATAGAAGTACCGCCGCCAGTAGCGGTTGAGGTTGCATTGCTTGCTACGGTAAACGTAAAGGTATCTAGGTCCACATACGTAATCTGATGTTCTGCATTTAACTCCGTGGCAGGTATACCACCCACGGTTGTAGCACCAGAAATAGTCACAAAGTCATTAGTCAGACCTCCATAATTGGCGTAGTCAACTGTAATAACGTTTGAGCCGTTGGTAGTTGTAATAATGTTATTTGTTGTCGGCGTAGACGCAGTAGTAAACGTAACTCGAATAGGCGTAATGTCGTTGTAGTCGCCGCCCTGCTCGATGTAGTATTTAAGGTTAGTGCCAATACCAAGTAAGTTAGCACCGTTTAAAGTAACCCAGTTCCACAGCGCACGGGCTATGCCCAGAAACGTCTCGTTAGATAAGCGAATCCAGCCACCAATCTTCTCAGGGTAGCCAGAACGAAAACGCACCTTGTCGCAGTCAAAGTAACCGCCCTCGTTGGAGTAGTCAGTACCTTCTCGGTTAAGCCCGGGTCTAAATTGTAGTTTCTGTAATGGCATAGGTTATCCTAATACTGCAAGTGCTTTAGCTATTTTAATTTTTCGGTCTTCTAAACCAATAAGCCCGCCGTTAATGCGTTTAGTCATGGTTTCTATATCTGCGGCATCAGCTAAACTGTTTAAGCCCTTCTTATTCCAGAACCAGCCGGCGCTTAAAGCCGCATACTTAGGCTCAATTAAAAGATTAGGATTTCCAATAAAATCAATACCAAGAGCAGTTCCGCAGTTTGCATAGTTCTCCCTGCCGGTTAATTGAATCAACCCTCTTCCCAAATACATAGAAGCCTCTTCCTCAGAGGTATTACCTAAACGCCCGTTGTAGACCTTACCAGCAATCTTAGCTGGCTGACGAGCATATTGGTCCGCTATTTCTTTAGTAGCAAAACGGCTGGGCCAAGTCTTCATTAGACCTTCAGCGCTGTAATTGAGGTTTTCCTGCAAGGTTTTAAAGTTACCAGACTCATGAGCGCATTGACCAATAAAACAAGCCTGACGGGCAGGTGTAGAAATATCGTACTTAGCAAAGGTTTCTTCTAATGGGCCTAGCCATTTATGGTCAATACCCAAAGCGTCTAATTGGTCGTACGTCATTCTTTCTTTTCCTTAGCTTTCATGTCCATAATCTTTTCAAGGGTGCGACCACCAAAGTAAAAACTCATAATAAGCATACCCCACTGACCAAGCAGTTCTACATAGTTATTGTTTACTTCAATATCGGCAGCAGATAAACCAGCAAAACTAGTGTAAACAACCAAAATAAAGACAAGCGTCATTGGGCGAATGTTTTTAGACAGCCAGCTATCACTAGCCATGTCAGCTTGAAGCCTTGCGGTTAGCTCGTGTTGCTCTGCAGCGTCGGCGTTAATCTTAGCTAATTCACCGTTTTGCTGCATTTCTAGCAGTTTTAACTTAGCCTGTTCAGCCTGTGCTGGGTCTGGGAATACCTTGTCTAGTATCTTGCCGCCAATATCAAGTAACGCGCCTAATGGAAACATTTAAAAAGCTCCTAAAATAAACTTAAGCCACAGGGTTACTACCAATGCGGCAACAAAACAATAAAACTGTACTCGCCTTACTGCCCTTAAATCGTGCTGGAACTCTTCATTATTCTTGCGTTCCATGTT